ATGACACAACTCTACAGTTTTTCTCCAATACCCATCCAACCATTCTTCATAGGTTTTCCATGTTTCGTGTGATTGTTCTCCACCAGTATACACTTCGAGATTATAATAAGGCGGAGAAAAGAAAACCAAATCAAAATATTCATTATATGTTTCAGAAAAATTGTACCTATCATTTAACTTTTCTGATGGACAACAAAAAAACTTTGCAGTTTTTCCATCATCACCAAACCAAGTGTTTCTCATAGATTCACTATACTCATGTAGTTTTTCTGCTTTCGAAACTACTTCTGGAATCACATCAATTGCAACAAGTTCATCGTATTCAGAATTTGCAAGGCCAATGACTGGTGTACACCAACTCAATACTGGTGATAATATCTTTTTGCCATTTGGAAATACATTCTTCAATATCCATGAATATGTATATGGATTAAATACCGAGGCTCTGTTAGATGTACCTCTCAACATTGCAAATAAACTATCATAATTTCCACTGGAAATGAATTCAGAAACTTTAGGTGTTAAGAGTGCAGACACTGATATTTTATTATGAATCAAATTATCAAAAACACCTAACATGGTGTCTTTTTCATTGGAGTTAATTTTACCAGTTTCTTTATAAATTCCCTTATAAGATAGATTACGCAACAATCTACCTTTTGTAATTTCTTTTTTACCATCGATGATAAACCCATCATCAATATTATACTTTGTGGGTTCAACATTATATCTTAAAAATTTGTTTGGGTTATCTACTGATGCATGTCCTTCAAACCATTTTTTCATCATATATTCAAAATTTTCAATATATCCACGATATAAAATAGTAGTCCATTCGTCATAGTTTGATTTTCGGAAATCCGTTTCTTCTAACTTGCTCGCAAAATCACGCAAAGTAACATACCCTGCGTTATAAATTAGTTGTGCATTTTCTTTGAATTCTTCGTATGATGGTTTTACAAAATCACCAAAACAGTCTTTCATAAAAGACTCAAAATCATATATTAACAATCAATCACCTCTCAACGCAGTAGTATATAAATCTTGCATTAATCCTTTTAGTTTTGTTTTGTCTACTTCCAAATCATAATTATCAATATACTTTGTAAGTAATACAATAGTATCTTCTGCAATATCATCTGTGTTTGCATCCTCCGCATCAAATTCTGTTTCTTCTTCAACAATACTCAAATCCGCAACTTCAGATTTGTAAAGATTGTCTAAGAACACATCAAAATTATATGGGTTGGATTTTTCTTTTACAATGACTTTAACATATTTTCCTTTGTATTTTGAAAAGTCTTGATTTGGTTTACTATTGTCATCATACCATATTTTATTAAACATTGTAAAGGGATTTTTTATAAATTCTATTTTCCCAGTGTCAGTGTCAAAAATATGAAATCCTCTTGGGTCATTATAATCTACCCATGTTAACTCATATGGGTTTCCAAGATAATGAATATTTTTGTTACTTGATTTATGATGGAAATGTCCAGTAAATACAGAATCAAACTTAGAAAAAAGTTTCATATCCATACCATCTTCACACTTCATTCCACGCATCATTTCAAACCCTGATAATTCAAGGTGCCCCATGCAGTATTTTGCCTCTGTGTTTTTGATGGCTGCAATAGAGTCTACATAATTACCAGAATTAATCCAAGGCAACATAAAAATTTTAGTACCATCTATTTCAATGGTGTCTGGTACCCAATGTACTTTTGGTGCATTTGGATGATTGAAATCAATCAATTCACGCATTGCATTAATTTCATTGGTATTTTTAAAATAGGTATCATGGTTTCCAATGATAATATTGGTATTGATATTATTGTCTTGCAGTCTACCAATGAAATCTTTTTTAAATCTATGCAAAATATTAAAATTGATAAATTTTCTACGATCAACAACATCACCCAAGTGAATTACTTCGGTAATATTATTTTCTTCTAGGTAAGGGAAAAATGTTTTATCATAGAATTCCATCATATAATCATAAAATAAAACAGAATCACCCCTTGCACCAAAATGGGTGTCAGTAATCAACGCAACTTTCATATTTTATTCCTCTACAGGAGTTTCTTTAGGCTTTCTACCACGCTTCTTTTTCTTGTTTCTTTGAGTTTCTTCAAAGTCTTCAAGAAATTCTCCCATATTACTTTGAATAAAATCTAAGTAATTGTTTTTCATAGGATTTCCATCACTGGTTTGCATAATCTCGTCTATTAAATCTGCATTCTCTAGAGATTTATATTTTACATACTGTTGCTTCTTTTCCTTTTGAATACGGCGGATGAATGCATAGTATATAATTTGTGTAAAATATGCGAATGGATTTTTAGATTTTTCTGGGTCAAAGTTATCAATATAAAGCAGACAATTTTCAATACCATCGCAAATCATATCTTCTTTATAAGTATAGTTGATAAAATTTGGTCTATAGGATAAATGCTCTGCGATTTTCATGATACACTCTCCAATGTATGGATGTACCCTTGGCCTTTCTGTATTGTTTTGTTTTGACGCATCTACAGCGTTTTTAAAAACAATCATTTCTTGTAGTAACTTTTTGTTATCTACATAATGGTGTTTTTGTCTTTTTGGTTTACTCATATATCACTTTACCTTTTTTATGGTTAGATTAAATATAACATAATAACTTTTTTATGTCAATAGAAAAAATATTTTAAAAATCTATTGACTTTCTATTGACAGAGTGTATACTGGTCCGTGACCAGTGATGATAAGGATTACTCTATTATTAGTGTATTGTACTTTTTCTAGATTTCAGTAATTCTAGAAGCTGTTCATTATCATCTTCAAGAGCATCTATATCTTCGTCCGTCCCAATAAATTCTTCTTCATCGACAAACTGTTCATTTCCGTCTTTGTATTCTTCAGAAACTTTTTTGTAATATAACAAAAGATCTTGTTTTACATTTGTGACAGAAATAACATGGCGCATACTCACAGGAATCATTTCATCATCAGTAAAGGGATTCCATTTTGCGAGTGCAATCGTCTGCTGGTCACTGGTTGGTAGTTGGAATACTCTTATTTGATAAGGCTCTGACAAAAAGATAATATCATTGGACGAATCTTGAAGTCCATAGATTTCTGATATTACATCATCACCATTGGTAAATTTAATAAGTTTATACTCTGGGTTAGTTTGTTGAGTCATAGTGACCACTCCTAACGAAAATTAACATCATGTACAATAAAGTCGAACTTTTCCTCGTTGTATATATTTATGCGTTCATAAAAGTGTCTAAGTGCAAAGTTTAGATATGTACCATGTTTTAAATCATCTGCAATATCATATAGCATAGCATTTTCTTTCCCATTTCCTTTTCTTAATGCTCGACCTATCGATTGTAAATTTCTAATTCTACTTTTTGATGGTGACGCAAAAATAATGTTGTGTAGTTTTTTGATATTAATTCCTGTTGAGAATGTGCCATAAGAAGCTACAATAATTGCATCTGTAGATTTCTCTGTAATTTTTCTTATTTCTTCTCTCACATCAGCTTTAATTTCCCCAGACACATAAAACACAGGCCTGTTTGGATCAACACTATCTTCTACTTTCTTTACAATTGCTTTATGTAACGGTTTTCCATGTGCCTCAACAAGATTAAAAAGCAACAAAGTATTACCAGACATAGAATGTGTGAGATTAACGATAAAATTGTTTCTTTTTTGGTTTTCAACCAACCAATCAATTTCTTCTTTATACTTTCTACCTTTGTATTCATTTTGACTTTTATTCTCTTTTCGTTCTTCATCCGAATATTTGAGAACAAGACATTTGATTTTAAAATCTGCAAGAGTCTTATTATCAATTAATTTTTTAGTAGATGTTACTTGTTTGACTTCACCAAACATTCCAGTCAATACTAATTTGTGAGTCTTTGTACCATCTAGTGTACCAGTTGTGCCAATTCTATATCTACAGTTTGTCATTTTTTCCATAATCTTTGTCAAAGAGTTGGCTTTAAATAAATGACATTCATCTCCAATAACAACACCAAATTGATCAAAATATTCTCTCCCCATTCTGTGAATAGATTGCCATGTAGAAATAACAACTTTTTTATTTGTTGTTTTATCTTCCCCTGCATATATTTTATGACAATATTTTTCGACATCCCAACCGTAATCTTTAAAGTCACTATACATTTGAGATACTAGTGATGTAGTAGGCACAACAATTAAAATTTTCTTACCCTTTACATTTGGGTGCATATTATAAAATCTAACAAGAGTGTATATGATAAGTGATTTACCAGATGCAGTTGGAGAAATTAGTAATGTTCTATCATTATCGATTGCATATTTTATGGCGTC